GTCAACGCGATTACTTAGGGGCTGACATGATACGAGGACGAGAGAGAGTATCGACTGAAGTAAAAGAATGGCTGCCTCGTTTTACGTGGGCAAGTGTGGTGGGTGGGACAGAAACACTATCGGGCGATTATAAAATCCATACCTTCACGGGAACTGGGACTCTATACGTTTTAAGAGGCGGACAAGTGGAGTATCTGGTAGTCGCTGGTGGCGGAGGGGGTGGATATAGTTTTGCTGGCGGAGGGGGTGGCGGCGGTTTTCGTGCTGGAGAATTAAGCATTTCTGTGGGGGAGAAAACAATAACAATTGGTGCTGGTGGGGCGGGATCGGCAGCGACGGGAGACAAGGGAGGAACAGGGGGGAATAGTGTTTTTTTCTCAATCACTTCACTGGGTGGCGGAGGTGGCGGCTCTAGCGGCAATAGGGCAGGGGCCAATGGAGGATCGGGCGGAGGTGGAACTGGCTATACTACTGGCGGAGCGGCTGGTTTAGGGACAGCGGGGCAAGGATATGATGGCGGTGTTGGGAAGGATAACTGTGCTGGTGGTGGTGGCGGCGCATCTGGAGTGGGTGCCGATGGAGTAGCAAACACGGTTGCCGGAGATGGTGGAGACGGTAGCGCATCTTCGATTAGCGGTGCTTCTGTAACGTATGCTGGAGGCGGTGGCGGCGGGGCTTCTGATATCGGCACTCAGGGTGCTGGTGGTGCTGGCGGTGGCGGTGCTGGTGGAAAAATAAGTGTGTATCCAGTCGCCGGAACCGCTAATTTGGGTGGCGGTGGTGGCGGTGGTGGATATGGGACGGTTTACCATCCTGGGGCAAATGGCGGCTCTGGTATCGTTATAGTGCGGTACAAGTATAAGTAGGTAAAAATATGGCGCACTTCTGCGAACTAGACGAAAACGGGAAAGTCCTGAAGGTTGTCGTAGTTGACAACGCAGACTGCATCAAGGATTCCATGAAGGTGGAACATCCTGGCGTTGCTCTGGACATACGATCAGTTAGCGGGGACACCATCAGCAAGGAAGATACCATTGTCGAATGGGAGGACGAGGCCAAGGGCGTGACCTTCTGCGAGAATCTGCTGGGAGGCAGATGGGTGCAGACGTCGTACAACAACAACATCCGAAGACGGTACGCAGGGATTGGATACACGTACGACAAAGACAGAGACGCCTTCATCGCGCCACAGCCGTACAAGTCATGGAGCCTTGACAAAGAGAGCGACTGGCAGCCACCCACTCCAAGGCCAGATGACGACAAGCTGTACTCGTGGGATGAAGACAAGCTGGAGTGGGTTGTAGAAGAGCGCGTCGCGTTGATTGAAGAGATATTGGGGCTTGTGGAGGGCTAAATGACACAGACAGTGATGCCAAGACGACTGCATGAGGCGGCGCTGACAGCGATGAAACGGCTACTTGACCTTGGCGAACTTGCGTTTAGCAGTGGTGGTGGGCGCGAATCTGGTGCCTTCCGCAATTACAAGTTTCAGGTAATGCAACACATTGCCGACATGGAGCGAGAGCAGTTCGCGATCTTGAGTGATATTGGGCATGTAGAGCCATGTGAATGTGGCGACTCGCTAGTTGGTGGTCCGCGCTGGACAAGATGCGAGTTGTGCGCTGGAAGCGGATTCAAGCCTACAGGAGGCAAGAAGGAATGAAGACGATGGACAGATTAGCCGGGAGCCTTGGCGTCGTTGTCCCGCACGGGAAAGAGGCGGGCATTGCAAGGCCACGCGCACTTGATGATGGGTATAGCGACCGCGCATCCCGCGATTCCGATACATCTGATCTGATCTTTGCATATCGTTACCACTCGTGGGTATACAGCGCGGTGAGGGCTATTGCCGGGGCTTGTTCGTCTGTTCCGTTTGTTGTCATCAATTATCGTGGAACGGGGACGAGGAAGCCGCGACCTGTGCGTGATTTTGCGATGAAGTATCGGTCAATTCAGGGATGGAATGAGATCCAGGATTGGGAGAAGCTCATGGACGCTTATCTCAAATCTGAGAACGCAGAGATCGTCACAGATCATGAAGTGCTCGATCTGCTTGCTCATCCTATGCCAGAGGCGGACAAGACGCGCACAGAGCTAATCCAGGCCATCGTAACAAACCTTGAACTGGACGGCAACGCATACGTCGAGAAGATTTGGAAGACGGGAAGAAGGGACGGAATCCCATCACAGCTTTGGGCAGAGATTGATCCCAGAAAGATCTACGTTATCCCAGGCAAAGGGGTTGTCTTCGGCGGCTTCATGTACGTTGGCGATACGGTCAAGTATTTCTTGCCGGAAGACATACTGGCATTCCGATACTACAACCCATTGAATCCTTATTATGGCCAATCTCCGACGCGGGTACTACGAACGGCGATTATCGGTGATGTTCGAGCTGTCGATTGGAACAGGATGTTCTTCGAGAACGATGCCACTCCGGGCGGGCTTATCTCTTCAAAAGAGAGGCTGACGCCTGATGACATCCGACTCATTGAGGACTCATGGAACAGCAAGAGGCGTGGTGCAGGGCGCTCTCATGGAATAGGCGTATTGGGGCTAGGGTCTACATTCCAGGCTCTCTCGCCAGCTCACAAAGATATGGGGTTTAAGGATTTGCGAGAGCTAACACAGCAAGAGGTACAGGCGACATACGGTGTTCCTTCTGTTGTGCTAGGAAACTACAAGGATGCAAACCGTGCATCAGCAGTGACGCAGGCGCGGTTGTTTACTACCAACACGGTTCTACCGAGACTGGCAAAGATTGAATCTGTTCTTGATCGACACTTCTTCGGTGTTGATGGCAAGACGAAACTGATGTTTGACCTGTCGACGATTGAGGCGCTTCAAGAAGACATTCTCATTCGGGCACGAGCAGGAAGGTTGTTCACAGAGCAGCGATTCACTGTGAATGAGATCAGGGCGTTCAACAAACTACCTCCGATCTTGGGACAGTTTGCTGATGCTGTTCTCGTTCCGAACAACATGGTCGTCGCTGGCAGGATAGAAGGGTCTGAGGATGGACCAAATACAACGGCACCAGAAGAAGAAATAACGGAGGTGGAGACATAATGAAACGAGTAGGCGCTTTTATAGCTTTACTCATGGTGGGCCTGATCTCGTTTGGTGGGATGGCAGCACTCGACTGGGAAACATACATCGGGGGCGTCTATTTCCTCAATCTTGAACAGGCTGTGTTGACCGGGTTCACGTCAACGGGGATGTTTGATCTCATCGGCGGGGCACGGTTCGACAATGTGACATCAGCTACGACACTCAGCATTACCGAAACGAACCTTGCATTCGCAGGGGTTACTACTTTCTATGGGGCAACGTTTAGCTTCGGATATGATGTCGGTGCAGCAATGACGTTCACGACTACGGATGCAACGGGCGCAGTGGCGATCACACATGCTGGATCGGCCCCAGCGATCACATGGACAGCGAATTCGTTGGCTTTTACAGGAAACTTCAGTTCTGACGGGACAACGGCTGTTCTTGATGGCAGCACATCAGCCAGGATTCTCAGTGCGGGCTTTACGAGCTTAGAATCTGCGGCAAACCGTTTTGGCGTAAATGCGACAATCTATATGTCGGTCGCAACGACAGCGACAACTGGTATCACGACGATAACCCACACGGGTACGACCCCCACAGTAACTTGGACGGCGGACTCGTTTAGCTTCGTCGGTGCATTCAGTTCAGACAGCGCATCAACGGCTGTAGTCGATGGCGCAACATCATTCCGTGGATTGAGTGCGGGATTCGTTAGCCTAGAATCTCCAGCGAATCGATTTGGCTTGAATGCCACCGAATACATACAGATTGCAACAACTATAACTACTGGCATCACAACAATCACGCATACGGGATCAGCTCCTGCTGTAACGTGGACTGCTGACTCTCTGTCATTCGTTGGCAGTTTCGATACGAATGGCGCGACGGTATCACTAGACGGTAGTACATCGGTTCGTGCGATCAGTGCTGGCTTTAACAGTCTCGAATCTCCAGGAAACCGTTTCGGATCAGATGCAGCTGTCTATATGCAGATTGCGACGACTGCCACAACTGGAATCACTGCCATTACTCATACCGGATCAGCTGTTACTGTTACATGGACGGCCCCCGCATTTGACTTCGTTGGCACGATGGCGCTAGATGCCACAACGCTATCAGATGTGTTGACGTTCTCGGACGCAGGAACAATCGACAACACAGCAGCCGATACATTGACGATTACTGAAACCTACATCGCGCTTGCTGGAGAAGTGTCTATCAGCGGAGACCTCACGGTGACTGGTGGAGACATCATTGATGGCTCGGGTGGCGGCGCAACCGTAGCGAATAAGGGCACCTCCGTCGAAACGATGGGCGGGGCACAGAAGACCGTCATTACCTTCACATTGACTGGCGATCACGACATCGACACCCCTGATGGTGGACAGTCTGCTGGCGTTCTGGTCTACGACTTCCCAGTGGGCTATATCCAAATCCTCGGTGCGTTGATTGATGCGTCGGTTGTGACGAATGCTGCCTACAACGCAACAGTAGCCGACCAATACTATATCAGTGTGGGAACTGTGGATGGTACGCAAGCAGCGGATGCCGATCTGACGGGCACCGAAGCTGACATCATCGGAAAGACAACTCACGATACCGACTCAGGTGCTGGGGCAAACACACAACTCACGAATACGTGGCACGCTCAAGATCTGACCGCCGAGACGTTTGACGGAACGGGTACGGCCATAGATCTCTTCGTGAACGTGGCTGTGCCGAATGCAAACAATACTGGCGCAACGACACACGCGGTCACGGGAACCTTGACGATCTTCTGGATCAATCATGGTGGGTACTAGCCATGAAGGTTAGAACGGTTCCTGGTAAGCGGGCCTGGGCGAGTGGTGGGCGTCCGAAGGGCGGGAATAAAGAGGGCGACCCTCTCCGTAAGGGGGTAGTGAAGAAATGACTATTAGCCAAGCGAACATGACCGAAGTTAGACTGGCAGGGAAGGAAGTGAACACGCTTCTTTCCGGCCAAGATCTTCGGGACGCGCTCCAAGGCAAAGAGGTTGACGCTATCTACAAATATAGCGTTGCCGATCAAAGCCGTGGCGGCGAAGTCAAAGCAATTCACACGATGAAGGGCGAATACCTAACCGGGATGCGTCCTATTGGAAAGTCCGTGATTACGTCTGCAACGATTGACCGCGACAAAGACATTGTCTTCACGAGTGGCATGAAGCTGACAGATGGATACATGAAGAATCCAGTCGTGCTTCCGATGCACCTCTATCGGGAGTTTCCAATTGGGTTTACGAAGCAGATCACGCAGTATGCGAATCATGTGACTGCGACATGGGAATGGCTGACAGACCAACCGTTGACCAAGGCTGCGGAATACTACCAGCTTTGGGCAGCATATGTTCTGAATGCCGTTTCAATCGGCTTTGCCCCCGACGAGTGGGAATGGAACAAAGGCCGGAGCGGACTTGATTTCGTTACCTGGGAGTTATTGGAGCATAGCATTGTGACGATCCCGGCGAATCCTGACGCACAACGGAGCCTGGGCGCGAAGCAATACATCAAACTCGTTGGTGAAAAGCTCATTGAAATGTCTCCGATTGTGCGTCGGGGACTGGAGATAGCATTAACAGATGGAACAACTGTCAGCGTCAATTTGCCTGACGGCATGAAGAACAATGTCTCTAAACCTGATAACGAAAATGTGACTGCTGATGGAACAATCGAAGCCAAGACAGAGGTACTTAGCGATAAGGCAAACGAGCCTGTCGTAGAGGAGCCAGAAGCCGTCGAGGCAAGTGTTAGCGTAGAAGAGACAGAAGGGCAGAAGTCTTTTGATGAAATCCTGTTGGCGTATGCCGCTGGGGTGATGGAGAAAAGCGAAGTTTTAGGTGTTCTGAACAAAGTGTTCAGTGTGCTTGAGGCGGAGCGCGATCTCTACAAAGGGCAACTTGTCAATATGGCTCTCTCGATCATTGCAACAAAATCGGAGGTGTAAGCATGAAGCTGGAAGACCTTACCAAAGAGCAGCTTCAGGGATTGGTGGACAAAGGCTCCGAGTATCTCGAAGCCATGAAGGCGGGGACTCCCGGTGAGACCAAGGTAATCCTTGACGGACCAGAGATGAAGAAGCCTGATGAACTCACGGCTATTGATCTCGACGCCGCACTCACTCGTGAACCCGAGACAGTCCTACGATCCACGAAGCAGAAGGATGATGAGCTGAAGAACTTCAGCATCACAAAGGGCGTACAATTCATTCTGACCGGCCAGCGCAAAGGAAACGAGCTGGAAGCAGACTGGATTCGTAGCCGTGATGGCTTCGCGCCATCAACAAATAAGGACATGACCCTTTACAGCGATATTGCTGGCGGATTCCTGGTTCCTACGGTTGTCATCAACGAACTGATCGATCTTCTGAAGGCAGAAACGATCATGCGTCGAGCTGGCGCAACGATCTTGACATCGAATGCAAAGACCGTTCAGGTGCCACGGAAGACTGGATCGACAAGTGCATACTGGGTTGCCGATGAAATTACTACGGACATCACCAAGTCTGCCCCGACGTTCGGAGACCTGAACTTGACACTCAGAAATCTGGCTGCGCGGGTGCAGGTTGCGCGGAATTTGATCAAGTACGCATCGTTGTCAGTAGAGACACTCATCCGGCAAGACATCATCGAACAGATGGCGCTTACGGAGGATCTGGCCTTCCTTCAGGGGACGGGCGGAACACAGCCTGTCGGCCTGAAGAACTGGCCCGGAGTCAACTCTACCAGTTCGATCGGTGCGCCGAACTTCGACGACCTTCTAGCATGTCTGACGACTCTCAAGGCCCGCAACGTGCGCGTCTCTGAGAAGCAGACGAGCTGGTGGATGCACCCGAACGTGCTTGGGTATCTACAGAAGCACAAGACTGGTACTGGTCAGTACGATTACGTTATCGACCTGACTCAGCGACCTCCAGACCGAATTCTCGGCCTGCCTGTCTACACCAGTTCGCAGATCCCGATTACCCTCGGTGCTGGTAGCGAGACCTACATGGTCTGTGGCAATGCCAACACCTACGCGATTGCGCAGGGTGGCGGCATCGAGATCTTGGTAGATCCATACACGTTGTCGGCTCAACTGAAGATCCAGATCGTCGCCGTGTTTGAAGTAGACGGTGGCCCTCGCCGGATCGACGAGTTCCAGGTTCTTACTGGAGTAACTTACTAGGAGGTGAAGAATGGCTGGTTTGAATAGAGACCTAACTAACGTCCTTAATGTTGTTCGTCTGCTTGCCCCTGCGACTTATTCGGCGGCAGCAGAGCAGACGACAGCCGCGATCGACACTGATTTTATGCGTGATGGCATTTTAGTGATCGACTGTGGCGTGATTGCAGCCACGTCAACGGTTGGAGTGCAACTCCAAACTTGCGACACATCTGACGGCACGTATGCCGATGTCATGGCAGCAGACGGAGCACTTACGGTAGCACACACGCTTACCGCTGTCTCTTACGCTGTCAAAGATCTGAAGCGATACGTGAAGTTCCAGTACGACGTTGATACAGACGATGCGTTGTTCGGGGCTGTCCTCGTTGGGGCGCACCGACCGTTGAATCCTCCGTCCTAGCGAGGTGATCTGAATGGCATGGCCAACTGGCGCTGATGTGCAGCAAAGAACTGACATCACACTCACACTGACAGGAAGTGTCTATACAACTAGCTACGGACTGAGCGTGACAGAGATGATCAGCGATGCTATCGCTGCGGCTGCTTTGGAATGCCTCAGAGATCCCGAGTACGGTTTCGACGAAGCGGAAGTGACTGAAACATTCGATGGGAGGAGTTGCCTCCAAGTGAGCCACCCTCCCATCTTGTCTGTTTCTTCTTTAACCAGCAACAGCGAAGAGATGGACGAGGGTGACTACGTCATTTATCCAAGAGACATCAAAATACTTGACGAAGACAGCAAGATCTTGCTGCAAAGCTACGCTCCGGTGCGCCCGACAAGGCAGCTTTACTCGCTGATTTACACGGGTGGCTATTCTGATTCGGCGGTAGGGACACATAAAGCGATCCCACGCAGCCTCAAAGCGATCATCTTAGAGATGGTCGTCAGGGAATTGCTGCGGATTGACCAACGGTATCGTGTCTACGCTGGTGTTAGCGCAGCACAGATCGGATCAACTGACTACCGATTCACATCGGACAATGCTTTGTTGTCAGACCTTTATCGAAGACTACGAGATGGCCCGTGGACGGTGATTGGAATTTGATCGGACTAAACATCAAGGTGGACATCCATCGCAGAGCTGCAGCAGCGGCTTCTGGTTGGGGAGACACCAGCGACATGACTTGGGTTGCCATTCCGACATACAGGGATGTCAGGGCAAGGATTTCGACGCTTCGGGTAGAAGAGAGAGAAGCGTTGGCTAGTGCTGGCGGGAACATTGCCACCATTGCTGCGCATCGTATCTTCTTCAATCCTGAGACGGATGTTTTGATCGGAGACCACATTGTCTATGACGGAAAGACTTACGAGATGGTATCGATTGAAGACATGGACAAATCGGAGCAGCATCTAGAAGGCTTCATTGTCTTCTGGAAGGGGGTAGTTGCCTAATGGCTACGAGAACCACAACGAAGTGGCAAGGCGGCGGGAAACTACAACAGTTTGGCCCGCTGGCTGGATCGTACATCTGGGTTGACTTTAATCCAGGGCCACTCTTTGCTGTTGTTGACGCAACCATCTACTCGCGCATGGAGGCGGCAATGAAACTGGCGGCTGAGACTGCTAGGGACAACATGCAAGATATGTCTCCTTCTGCTCCTGGCGACATGCCTGGGATCGATTCTGGAACACTTAAAGCAAATATCGAGTACAAGATCTTCGACAGCCCAGATCAAATCATTGGGGCCTTTGGCGTCTTCAAAGAGTCTGCACCCAACGAGACTACAAAGAAGGTCGTGGACATGATCTATGCCCTATATCTGGAGACCGGAACATACAAGATGGACCCACGGCCCTGGTTGACACTCACTCTTGCCGAAGTTTGGGATCAGTGGAAGTCAATCTTCGGAGCTGGTGGTTCCGGCGCTGAGACTGTCGCTTCATTCTCGATGGGTGGCCGAGAAGACAATACGGCCCTGGAGCACGCATAATGCGAAACGATGTTGTAGTACCGTTCACGAAAGCGGTGATAGCCAAGTTGCTTGCTACAAGCGGCGTTACGGCAATTACTGGCACGAGGATTGGTCCAGGGTCAGAGAATCAAACGATGCCGTTCATTGTTGTTGATCCATTGCCGGAGACCCCACATCACGGGATCGGCTTTAATGAACCTGCTTATGTAACGGCACGCGCACAAATAGCTGGCTTTGTAAAGACGAAACATGGAAGTCTTGAGCTTGCTGGCGCAATTTCCAAGGCACTTGATGGAGAAACCTTAACCGTGAGCGGTTGGGGTTCAGGAAGGATGGTTGGCATTGGTATTACTCCGTTGCAAATAGATGTAAACGGCGTAACTGCCTATAAGGCCGCAAGGCGCATTACTGTCAATCTTCCAAATCAAGATACACGATAGACGGAGGTGTTAAAAGATGGCAGATACGTTTACCCCTAAAGGGGGTCATCTGGCTAGTTTGAAATACAACACAAAGGTCGTCAATGTTCGCGGCGAGGTCCGCGTGACAGCGGCACGGGCAGTCATCGATATTTCTTGTATTGGTGACACCTTTGTGCCGTTCCGGTCCTTTACGCTAGGAATGCACGATCAGATGTCGTTCACAGTGCCGGTTCCTTACGACCCTACGAACGATGGAATCATAGCAATCTTGGCGGCATCTGTGGCGGGGACACCTACCAGTTTGATACTGCTTGACGTGCTTGCAGGCACGACGCTGCTTTCTGGCACCGCGCTTGCTTCTTACGAGTACGCATCAAGCATGGACGATGTTCAGCTCTTGAACGTGACGTTTACGTTCACGGGGGCGTTGACTGGCAACTTGGTAGTGTAGGAGGAGGTGAATAGCTGATGGCTGACACCTTTACCCCTATCAATGGGTTTCTGGCGGGGATATACAGATCCCCTGGAGTTCTAGTTGGTGCCGTAACGAAGCATCAGCTCCTCCTGAATCCATCGTTTGAAACAGGAGATCTGACGAGCTGGACTGACGACAGTGTGGCAACATCTACAGCTACAGCAACAGCCCTCAAAGGCTGGGAAGATCGTAGTTACGGTGTTGTCATGTCTGACAACGGCATAAATTTGTGCGGCATCTCTCAGATCACGATACTAGATGCAGCTTTATCTGCTGCGCAGGCGTTGACCCATAGGATCATCGCAAGCGTGTGGGTGAAGTTTGACTCCGCAAGCGATGATGCTGTATTGAAGGTCTCCGCGCTCGATGCGGCTGACGGCGTTCTTGGTACTGGCTCTGTGACGATGATCTCGTCCCATCCTTACTACGACGCTGCCGCTGCTGGATTTGGCGTGTGGAGCTACTTCAGTATTGCAATCAGTGCTGTTGAACTGACAAAGAAGGTGAAAGTCGAAATCTACTCTAATGCCGCAACTGCGCAAGTGTGGAACATCGACAATCCTTCTGCAACCATCGTGGAGCAAGTTGCGGGCGCTTTCGGACAGGTCGTTATGCCGATGGGCTACGACACCGAAGATGTCTCAACGTTTGCCACTGCCGGGACAGCCGGATGGCGATCAGTTGCCACGACATTGAAGAAGCAGAGCGCCATAACGTTCCCCGAGTATTGGGTAAATTCTGAAGTAATGGCGGCTGAGAAGGCCGCTGCCACTAAGGTTTACATCATCTTGTGGACACAAAAGGCGACGAAAACTCAGGACCGATTTGAGTTCTGGGCATTGGTCAACGGGATTGAGTGGGCCGCGCCTGTTGGTGAAGTACAAAAGGGATCAGTAATGATCACTGCAACCGGCCATATTGGATACGCACACATTTAGGAGAACGATGAAATCTGAACTGCTAAAGACTTTTGAACTTGCATCCAAGACTACTCACGAACGAACCTTTCATTTTGATCTTGGGGAGGGGGTAGACCTAGTCTGCCCCCGCCTCAGCTTGAACGGGTGTGCAGCATTTGAACGACGTATGGTGGCAAAGCCAGGATCGAAGGGCTTCAGTCTGTCAATGCTGAAGAATACGGCGGCGATGAGAATGGCAGAGTGTAGTGGTGCCGTCTTAGAGGAGCTTCGGAAAGAAGGCGCACCAAGTGCATTCAAAGACGAAGCCGATGCTCGCATGTGGGCGACTCAATTCCAGGCGAATCTGGTATCGAAGTTTGCACCATATTCTGAAAAGCTACTTGGGGACTTCCACAAGGATGACCAGATCTTTGCCGTCACGTTGGCGCTGAAAGAGAAGTATGGCGACAGCGAGACGACAACAAAGGGCAAGGGCGAATCGAAGACAGAAGAAGAAGTCATCTTCGACGAGAAATTCATTCGTGTAATCTTCGATGCCGCTCCAGACATGCTTGACGCTATGTTCTTGTGGACAATTGGATTGGTGGATATCCCTGACGGGACAAGCCAAGAAGACATTGCAAAAGGATTGGATGACTTGGCCGCTTCGGTCGGTGGTTCGGGAAACGTAGTAAAACCGAGTCCGACGAAGAAATCAGTTACAGGAAAGAGGTCAACTACAAAGAATACGTCCCAATAATACTGCACCACTATCCTCAATATGACCTTGAATCTGTCTTTGACCTTGATGACCTTCAGTTCGCTTTTCTGATTAACGGACTGGACGCGATACATAGACTTGAACGTGCAAACACCCTACCGGGGATGGTAGACAACGACGGCATGAAGGCAACGGTTGCTGCGGCTCCGAGGCCTAGAGTAGACAGCGAAAGTACGTTTGGCTGGCTACAAGAGCAATGTGAAGCAAAAGGGCTGACGCCCCCGGCGAGGTAAAACATGGCAGAAGGTACAAGTCTAGGTACTGCGTACATCACGCTGATGCTTGACAAGGCGGGGTTCCAGTCACAAGTGACTGGTCTTGGCCGGACATTGACTGGCTCTCTCGGCGGGATTGTCGGCATGACTGCGAAACTAGCTGGTGTTGGCGCTGGCCTCTATGCCGTTAAGAGAGCCATCGGATATGTCAACGATGCCTTCCTAGAGTTCGACCAACAGATGCACAACGTCTGGACGCTGACAGACCAGACCGGCGATGAGATAGTCAAGCTATCCTCTGATCTCAGAGATCTTGCATGGCAATACAATATCACAAGCACACAGGCCGCTAAGGCCATGTACCAGATCTACTCAGCAACCTTCTATGGCGCAGATGCTATGAAGATTCTTGAAGCATCTACCCGTGCTGCTGCGGCAGGGCTGACTGACGTATTTACTGCTGCAAACATGGGGACTACTGTTCTAAATGCCTATGGTATGGCAGCAGAAGAGATAACTCGTGTAAATGATTTGCTCTTCACTTCAATACGGTTTGGCAAAACCACGTACGGCGAACTCGCAGATCAATTCGGTCGTTTGGCAGGAATTGCAGCCCCTGTTGGTGCGAGCATTGACGAGATGGCTGCCGCTATCGCAACACTCACCCGCCAGGGAATCACAACTGACTGGGCTGTCACTTCGTTGCGACAAACTCTGATGAAGATGCTACAACCCACCAAAGATCTTGAGAAGGCAATCAATGATCTTGGATTTGTATCTGGTGGCACGATGGTCCGCACTCTCGGATTTGCCAAGTCACTTGGTGAGATCAAGAAGTGGGCAGACCAGAATGGCGTAGCGCTGGACAGGATGTTTACCAACGTCCGTGCTGTTACTGCTGTCCTGCCTCTTGCTACCACAGCCGCTAAAGGCTTCGCGCTTGACCTTCAAAGGATGGCCGACTCTGCCGGGGCATCTGATGTAGCATTTGGCAAACAGACACAATCATGGGCATATCAGATGTCGATTTTGAAATCTCGGCTAAATGACGTTGGCATTTCTCTAGGGAAAGTTGTCACGCCAGCTATTTACGGATTTACAAAGGGCGTTTTGGCCTTACTCAAACCTCTCGGCGGCATGGCTGAGTTGTTGAATACAATGGGCGTTCCGTTTCTTCTTAAATGGGCAGCGACTCTCGGCACAGTTGTCATAGGGCTAACTGTTCTGACCAAGGCATTTCGTGCTCTTAACGTTGCTATGCTTGCTTCTCAGGCTTTTATGTTCTCCACGCTTGGCGTTGGTGGAGGATTGTCTGGGGCGATAATGAAGGGTATGTTCACAGCCGGTGGTGGATCAATGCTGGCCGGTCTCGGGATTGGGGCCGCCGGTCTTGTAGCAACGTCAATTGGGCTTAAAGGTCTTGTAGAACTTGAATTGGTGGCGGGGCAAATAGTCGGCGGCGAAGAAGTTAAGGGGAGAATGAAGGCGTCGCTGATGAGCATCTTCGGGAACGTGGTTGGTGGGGCCATCTTCGGGAAGATGTTCCTTGGAGGACTGGTTGGAACTGGAGTTGGAGCGGCTATCGGTGCCGGAATAGCTGCGACGGCGACAGCCTCAATCTTTGTCTACCATATCATCAAGAAAGAAGTAGAAGGTCGAGCAAGTGACATAGATATCGTTAAGGCAACAATGGCATCATGGGGCGGGCTGCCGCTTGAAATGCCAGCGACTCCAGAAGCTATAACAGAATTGCGAGACGAACTTTCTAGGCTGAATCCAGAGATAGAGAAAACAAAAGAATTCTTCGCAGCCACCGCCACCGCAGTAGAGCAAATGTACGACAGAGTGAGGGGAGCCTTCCAGCGTGGAACATACGAATTACAGGGGCCATATCGTGGAGCGGCAACTCTTGCAGGCATAACCGGCATTGAGTTCCCTGTAGAGGATATAAAGGAAGCGGCGGCAATATGGAAGAGGCCGCTTGTTGAGGCGACTCTTGGCGGGTTGGCCGATTTGACTAATGTTGTTGGTGCCAATCTGTCAGAAGGATTGCGCAAGACTATCGACGGTATCAGGGAGAAAGCCAGCGAGGAACTAGACAAAGGAGAATGGAAAGATTTTGGCGATTATGTTGTCAGAACGATGACTGATTGGGCTAAAGGAATCGACACAGGGTTGGCAACAAGCCAGATAATAGAGTTTACTGCTGCATTGACTTCAAGTATACAGGCGTTTTCTGCCGCTGGTGACGACCTAGAGAAAGGGAAGGCGGCAGCGCAGCAATTCGACGCAGTGAAAGAAGCCTTTGCTGGGCTTGTCGAAGAGATGGAAGATGGAGAGCGTGTGGCAGCCTTCTTCCAGATGGTTCCAAAAATTGCGCAAGAGTATCTTGGCGAATTACTTGAAGTCATGGGGATTAAGTCTGCCGCTATCGTAGATCTCGTTTTGACAGAACTTAATAGGCTTGAAGACGAACTCACACCACCAATGACTGTCGTCGAGCAGTTGGAGAAGGCGAAGAAGGAATTCTACGATCTGTTTGAGAAGATCAAATCCGGGACCCTCACACTAGAGAACGCAACCACTGAATTTGCAAACCTGAAAAACATGGCTGGGGATTTTGAGGCCGCTGCCGAGACGGCAGAAGACACTGGCATGTCGTATGCGGCATCAGTCAGGGCATTATCAGACGAGTTCAATGATGCGATTGGCGGGATAGACAACGTTATTTCTGCGCTAGAGAAATTCGTCAATGCACTCAACAACGTGGCTTTGGCTGCTGGGGCAGGATCACAGATAGAGACGTTGTTTAAGGGCCTTGAATCCATGCTTCTTAGGTCCACCACGATGGGCGAAGCATCCAAGATTATATCAGAGATAATGTCTGGTGCGGGAACCGTTGAAGCCTTCCAGACGAACTTGGAGCGACTGTTCGGCCCTGGTTCTGAAGTAGCGCAAGAAGTTAAGGACTGGGCGAGGACGATGCACTCTCTCGTCGTTGATTCGTTCCCTGAATTCGGCATGTCGATGGAAGAAGTTGCTCGCGAAAACGAACGGCTTGCCGCAGCGCAGGCACAAGCAGCGGACAAGGCTCAGCGTGAAGCCGAACAAATGGCACAAGAGAGATATAAGGCCGAGCAAGAGGCATTCAAGAATCAATTTCTTACACCGATTGTCCGGGCGATGAGGTCGGGCGACTTCGAGAGTGCAGCACGAGAGATTGAGGGCCTGACGGCACGATTCCATGAACTTGCTGCTGTTGCAGCTCCGTTGGGCATCGATGCGGTTGAGCTGCTTGGCATGATGACGGGGGCAAGATCACAACTTCTTTCGATGATCGACGGCCTGATTGAGATCAATCAAGCATTGCCAGAGACAGTTGCTGCTCTTGAGGGCGCGAGAAAGAGGGTAGAGCAAATCCAGGAAGGCCCCTCTAGTGCAATCAAAGCCGCCGTAGAGGCCTTTGGAGTCAAAGACCTACTAGAGACACCACGGGTGGTAGCACAGGCACTTCTTGAGTATGCCAAAGAAGACGTTGTGGCCGCAGCAGAGGCTACTGCCGCGCTAACCGAGAAGATTACGGTACAGACTGACGCGATGAGTCGGTTTGGATTGACAAACCTTAAAGCAGTAGATGCTCTTGCAATATTTGAAGAGGAACTAATTGGTGCCCCGACTGCGCTGCAGAAGTTTACAAACGCGCTAGACAAACATGCCGACACGATCAATGAGTTGGCGAACGAATTGCTGCCGGAAGGAATGGCTCAGATCGTTGGGAAGTTGATGACGTTCTTACAGCGACTTGGCAATGTAAAGGGCGGATGGCCAAAGTATGCTACCGGCGGAATCACGATGAAGGAAACATTTGCCACTATCGGAGAATCTGGTCCAGAAGCAATCATCCCTCTCTCACAGTTGCCAACGATCATGCAGTCATTAGGTGGAGATGCCCCAGTTGCTGGCCCATTCCCCAGCAACATCACCATTGCACAATCATTTGCAAGCAATGGAGACGCTCTTGACGCAGTTGTTGCTGAAGCCTATGGACTAAGTGCTGCAATTGGCGTTGTGGCGCAGCAGTTGATTGCTGCTATACGGAGTGCGAGAGCAAAATTAGACGCCATTGCAAATCTGCCAATTCCAGGAGGAACTGCAGGCATTTGGCAGCCTCCTGGAGACATCCAAGAATACATGCGCACTTCGATCGGGCTACCGGCTGCTCCTCCTCTTGGTCCAATCCAGCCAGTAGCAATGGAGCCAGCTCCGGCATTGCCTATGACGGCAGTTCCGACACTGGACACATACGAGCCGATAGATACTGCAGCGATTGCCAGCGCGATCAACTTGGCGATCAAGGATGCCTTTGCTGCTGTTGGATTTGTTCTGCCAAAGGCGCTTGCAAAAGAAGATAAGATAGGACCAACAGATAAAGCTGTTACGACGTGGCAAGAAGCGTTAATGCTGATGTCTGAAGGGCTCAAACTCCTGTTTAGCGGCGACATCATGGGGGGGCTGGAACTTCTTGGAAAGGGAGTGATGGCGTTCGCAGACTCTGGTGCGATGGCAGCTCTCAGTGGCGGGGTCATGGTTGTTGCTGAAGTGGCGCGACAGATGAAGGCTATGGCAGATGAAGGCATGGCCATGTTGAATGACGCCTTGAAGAAAATGGGCGACTTCGTTCTGCCTATTCTTGGTGACTCTTTCGATGCGATCATTGCGTCGGCGCGTAACTTAGCAGATAGATTCAAGTCTCTGATTACCAGCACGAAGACATACCAGGAGCTACAGTCATCCTATTCTGGCCTTATTTCAAATATCTTTAACTCGTTGCTTGGGTGGCTGTTGCCGATCATCGGAGTGTTCAATCAGCTCAACGATACGGTCGAAGAGACCATCGACAAGTTCTCATCTCTGAACGTGCCAACTGGCTATAAGGTGACTCGGGCAGAGTGGCGAGCGGCAACACCGGGAGAGCCTGGTGATTTGATCGGCGGGGCTGGTGCTGGCGGAGGAATGCCACAATGGGTGACTGACTTACTTGAGGAGTTCGGAGATGCAATCAAGGATGCCATTGCGCCATTCAAAGCCTTCTTCGATCTTATGTCTGATGTGTGGAAGGAGTTGGGGCCAGTCATCATGAAAGGATTGCTTCCATCCCTGAAAAAGTTTGGCGAGAACTTGTTCTCAATCGGAGAAAAGATTAGGGATGAACTACTCCCATTACTGAAGATACATCTTGCTGGGACAATAAGCGGTTTGCTTGATTTTGCATTCGGCATTCTCACGGCGGGCATCACATTCGTTGTAGACACCTTGATTGCGACGATGCCCAATATCGAGCTATTTGCCCTTTCCTTGGGCCGTCTTGGCGATGCACTGCCTGGACTAGCCTCTGCACTTAGCGATGCTCTGAGTCCAGCGATAAATACATTCCTCGTGGCGATGACGGCTGTAACAGACTGGATAACCACAACGATGATCCCTGACCTATCTGCCCTCTTCATCGGATTTGGAGAGTTCTGGACGAAAGAGATAGGGCCATTCCTTGAGAGCGACGTGTTCACGAAGATTAGCGAAGTCGGCCAGTGGATTTATGACAAGCTCGGAGACGCCATTGATTTTGCTGCCACCAAACTCTGGGACTTTGCCAGTGGGCCTTTCTGGGATGCGGTTGTAGATGTCGTAGACCAAGTTACGGAATCTTTCGACAAGCTGATTCCAATTCTTGAGGATAACTGGCCTGCGATCATGCAGTTCATCCTTGACCAAGTCGAACAGTTTGGCATCGACATTGTCGGAATGATGGAGAAGGCTACAGTGCTGGCCCTCGTAAAGGTTGGAGAATCAGGAGACGCGCTGAAGCTGCTCTGGGAATCAGAGACAATCGGCCTGTGGGACAAGATCAAGATCTCGATGGGGATTGGACTCGCATCAATATGGGAAGGCATCACGAAGTTCTTTGAGCCGCTTCTTGAGCCGCTTGGCAATTTATTCGGCGCTCTGTGGAGGGCGCTGGAGCCGGTAGTGACCATTATTGGGGTTGTTCTGGCCCCTGTTTTGGCTGTCCTATCAAACACTATCAACGCCATCGCTCTCGCGTTTGACATCCTAGCTTTTGCGATAGATTTGGTCACATTCCCATTCCGATCTCTCGGCGTTGCTATCCATAATCTAGTCGAATTTGTAAAGCATCCGTTTGCCCCAGGGAAAAGAGACATCTGGGAATATCCAACATTGTCTGGTGGAGGAGGCAACAAAGAACCTGCCGCGCCACCTGTAACGCCACCCGTAACGTCACCTGTAACCGCACCGCCAGTTACCCCGCCCGCATCTACGGTTCCTGCCCCCATAACATTGCCTGCGTCATCATCGTGGAGTTCGGCTCGCTATTGGGGGGCGACCGTTAATGGCGAGACGATTGAACAACAACTCTCGAAACTTGGTATTTCTGGGGGACTATCTGGCCTTATTGCTGGTGGATGGCAAGCTGCGGGAATGACTGAAATGACTTTTGCACAGGTGTTGGCCCACGTTGGGTCAAGAGCTGGGCTGAAAGCGGCGCTCTCTGCGGGGGAAGTCTCTGGTGTGGGCGGACTTGCGACCTGGAGCGGCTTCTCTGTCCCCGGTCTACGGTATGGAGGCAAATTACTGACGGACGGCCTAGTCTTCGGACACCGAGGAGAAGATGTACTCCCCGCCGCCAAAGTTGTTCCGCTGGCGTCTTCGTATGGATTGCAGAACTCAATCGAGATCATAAACCACATGACGCTGGAAGTAGACGGAAGCACATTGGCTAAGGTAATTACACGAGAGAAACGGCATAGAGAGAAGCTAATGACAGGATCTCCCAATGGTAGACGTTGGGAGAGGGTGACTGCATGAGAACAATAGTTGGTGCAACGGACAAGATTGCGGCAAGCATCCGTGTCAAGGTACAAGACAACGGCGGCACATGGCGCGACATCAGTGCTCGTGTTCGTGGCGTGTCATTCTCGGATGATGTCGAAGCCGACTCCAGCTCAGTCACCATTCAGTTGAAGAATTCCTGGTGGGCGTATGTTGATGCCACTCCGAATGTGAATCTCGATCCAAATGACGAAGCCTCCGATTTCAATAAGGTGTCTGCCGTCTACTACCCACTGCTTGCCAGATATAACCAGATCAAGATTGAAGTCACGAAGAATGCTGGCGTCAACTGGTATGAGGTATATCGAGGCTATGTCGGCCCTGGGAATGTTAGTGTGACAACTGACGTTGAAGGCGATGATATGATCTCTGTTCAGCCCGTTGATATGTCATTCCCATATAAGGAAGCCTACTACTATGACGAACTGATATACAAGAATGCAGATGCTGTTTCAATCATGGGGCAGATGTTTGCAGATCATGGCCTGACGCAAACAATCATCGAGACGGATGCCCCTGGATTTCATGTTGAGGAGTACAAGACAGGACAGACGAACGTGTGGGAGGCACAGAAGGCGTTGTTAGAGCCAACTGGCTATACGTATCGCATTCGTTGGGATTCTGGATCATCGTCATTCAAGCCGACTGTTTACGATCCAGACAGAACGAATACTATACCTGACTGGACATGCGACGGCGACTTTTCTCATCGAAAGATTGATCTTGATGAATCCGATGTGAGGACAGAGATTGTAATCTTCTATCGGCTGAGGAATGTTGGGACCGTTAAAACTTTCCAGATCTCAAATGATGCCGCAAGATTGAAGTACGGCATCCCTGACGGAGATGGCAGACGGCTTCACAAGACGATGTGGTACGTCACAAAGGGCGTCGGGGCACGGCACTCGATGATAGACACTGTTAGTGAAGCACAGACGCTAGGCGAGAACATTCTGCATGACCTAGAAGAACCAGCCCCGGACATTGAAGTTCAACTTCCATACATACATCCGGGTATTGAGACGCATGATCTCATCAGCTTCGTCGGGAGAGACTACACGATTCTTGTAGGAGTTATGAATGTTTCTTGGAGCCTTGATGTTGACAACATGATCGGCACGACAACCATTCAAGGAACGGCGGATAGGATCATTGGTCAGTACAAGCGATGGACATCTCAGGATGTTCGGTCGGCTGATGTCAGGAACGAGCAATTGCTGGCGACTATGCAGGGGGATGGATTGCGGCCACCAAGGCCGATTAACTGCACGGGTCGTTCCTACATGGGCAAGGACGCCTCGACGGGCAAAGAGACCACAATCACGCTGTTCCAAGTTTCGGATGTAGAAGTTTGGGATAGAGGCGGGTACATGTGGAAGTGGTGGCTGGCCGGGGAGAACAAAGTGACAACTGTTTACACGGCAGACCCGAAGCTGATCTTGCAAGGATTGCCGTCTGGAGAAACTGCGAAAGCTGAATGCTACGTTTACGATTGGAGCCACACCGGAGGGTGATATGGACAAGACTGTTGAAACGATTCTAACACACGCATCATTGGCACAAGGAGTGGCGACGGCGCTTACGGACTGTGACGAGCACACCGATTTTTCGAGAGTGATTGCCATCACGTTTCGGGTTCAAATGACATTTGCAGCGTCGGTCAGCGCTGACCCAACCGTGGCGATTTGGGCATCTGATGCGGCGGTTAATGCAAGTTACGACACCACTGCCTGGAAGACATGGACGTTCCCAAGATCTGTTGGCAATACCGTTACATTGCACTGGCCTGCCTCTGATGAGATCAAGCCTTTACCTAAGTACATCAAGGTGATTGTGACGAACAACTCTGGCGCTGGCGCAAATACTGAAATTACGAGCATCACAGTCAAGAAGGTGCCGCTGACACTATGATCGAACTACAAGACTGGGCAGCAATAGACAAAGAAGTGATGGATATTGCCAAGACTGGCATGTCCGACCCTAGCGAGCCAGGGACTGTTGTTGTTGCAGGCAGTTCGATTGCGCCATCAGTGCCAGGAGCGTCTGTTGCTGTAGCCACTGACGCCCTTGTCCTCGCATTAACCAAGCCAACAACAAAAACCAATGGAGAGACTCTCAATAACTTCCGCGAGTTTGCTATCTATTACTCCGACGCTGCCAGTATCGACATTACAAACGCGGCAACTTATGACGGCATCATCCTGACCCCGGCAACTAGGAACCCGTTCCCTTGCACCATTAAGCACTACTTTAGGGTGACAGCGTTTGATACGTTCGACAACGAATCTGCTCCTTCAGCCGAGATCGACGCCACTCCGATCACGGACATAATACAAGAACAGATCATTGCGAATCTGGTGCCGAACGGATATTTTGAAGTCGATCTAAACGATGATGACGTGCCGGATGAATGGACGACGGCTGACGGATGGACTCGTGTTGCTGATGCTTATTTCGGTTCGTATTCAATGAAAGGCCAAGGGGCGGCAAAAACTCTCTACAGCGACAAGGTTCCTCTTCCGGTGTCGACTCGTGACCTAATCATTTCTGGCATGGCTAAAGCCAGTGGGACATCATTCGCAGTCGCAGAGCTAACGACAGCCGCGCCAAGTGCCGCGCCACAAGCCCATTGCAGCGCGTCTGGAAATCTTGTGGCTCTTGTGCGGTTGAGCGGAGGAGACGAGGTGATCGATCTATGGAATGTGTCAACCCCGTCATCTCCCGCCCTTACGGGAACAGTAGCCAGCGTCGGTAATGATAGATCGTGGCCATTCAAGATCTATGGTAACTACTTGATTTGTGGTCAAAAAGATCAATTCCTTCATATCTACGACATCTCTAATCCGGGGAACCCTGTATCGATTAGCGTGTATGAAATGGAGCACGCGACCGGAGCATTGGCGGCACTAACCATTCGTAACTGGATTGTTTATGCGTGTTGCGATGACGACACTGTCGGCGGCTGGATTGAGGTTATCGATATCTCGACACCAGGATCACCACTTCAGCTTGATGTTGTAGTTCCTATTTCAGCAGGAGGCGATTTCAGATATGTGGCAATAGCTAATGATCTTTTAGTTTTTACTGTGGATGGCAGCGGTACGTGGATATCTCCAACGGGATTTGTCGATAGCGGGGCATCGTGGTCTGATGAAACAAGGGCGTATGACGACCTCGTTGATGCCTTTGCGAGCACCATCGTTGCCTTTGGATCATGGAGTGACTTTTTAGAGCTAACTATGGCCTCTGCCGGGATTGCATCGCAGTTGAGAATACACACTGCTGGGGACGCAGACGACCTGTTCGATATTGATGTATATGACGGGTTTGATTGGGCACACGTATCTGAAGGCCCATACGCGGATAACGGCTGGCACATCGAGACGTTCCCTGCTCAATTAGTAGAGGCTGTCAGGGTAAGAATCAAACCAGTAACCGGGACCGGGAATAAAGGAGTTGGTTTTAGAGAGCTAGATATGGGAGGACCTCATGAAGTCTACGTATACGATGTCTCAACGCCGTCCAACATTTCAGAATCCGATGTCTACTCTCAAGGAGGTCTTGGGCATATTGTTCTGCAAGGGGATTATGCGTACTTCACTTGTGATGACGGTGTTGACGAGAACAAGATCGTCATCCTTGATATCTCGACCCCGGCTGTGGTCGTGAAAGAAACCGCCATCGGTGGGAGTGGTTCTCCGAACTACACAGGGTCGGACGCCCTCTTCATTCAGCAAGGCTATCTCATCAATGTCGGGACTGGTTCGGTGGCCGGGAACTATTCTGTCTCATACTGGGAGATGTCTACTCCGGCTTTGCCGACCCGATCTGCTGTTGGGAACATCGCGGGCGATCTCGACGCTGCAGCAGGAACAGGCGGGTATGTGTTCGGCCCAGACGTAGACAACACAAAACTCAGGGTCATTGACCCGGCCAAGGCTGCGGACTGGGAACTGCGTGTGCGTTTCTACACTACGGGGGACGTGCTGCTTGAGACGATTGTTGCCTACGACGGCAACGGCGATGCCCCATTTACTGGAGAGGCGTGGACTTTCTTTCTATCAGCAATCCCGCAGACAGATATACCAGGAGGCGCAACGAAAGTAGACTTCCTCTGTTATTGTAACGAGACAACAGGGTACGTCTATATTGACACCCTCAAAGCCGTTTTCGACGTTGATTGAGTGATTGATTCGTGCTATAATGAGTCAAGGAGGTGCGATATGAAAACGAAACTGACCGCACTGGTAGTAATCATGTTGGCCCTCGTGGTAGTTGTTGGATGTACCCTCTTAACGTATGAAGAGTATGAAGTTGGTGCCGCCATACACGAGATTAACGGCTTGACGGTAAGCATCGACGCGATGCTTTGGATCTATGAGGACTCTGGAACGATTCCTCATAGGGACTGGAGTGTTAGTTGGGGCGATGGATTGTGGGTTTACGGAACACCGGCAGTCTATTTGGAGCCATTTTATCGTTGGACTCATACCTACACACAGACAGGTTCTTACGTTATTGCTGTAAGGTGTGGTGGATCTGATCCAGCGATTCTATTTGCGAACATTGAATGACGGATTGGCCTCTAATTAGAGATGATGCCGTGGAGACCCTGAACGAGGGGAGAGGAAGGTGCGGCAAGGATGATTAGTGCATGGTGGATAATTTTGGCGTTTGGCGGCGGGTTTATGATCGGGCTTCCTGTTGGTGCGTGTGTGAAGTTTCTGAGCGCGAGAGAAACAATTCAGGGAGCATTTGCGTGGCTGATCTTGGCCGTTTGGGTTTGCAGCTTTATGGCGGCGGTTGTCATTGAAGAGTACCGGACACCGTTTGAGATTCATGCAGCACTGGGGATGGTTGGCGGCTGGTTGTTTGGCCAAGGTCTAATTAGTGGGATAGTACGTCGAAACGGGGGGAAAAAAGATGAGGACAAGATTTGAGCGGGTGAAGTACGGGCTCTTATTTGCTGCGCTGTTTGGTCTACTGTTCCCGGCGATTGCGTACGTAGTTGAGTTTTTGCCAGAATATGCTGATCGTCGGGCACCGGCATCTGATTGGATCCAGGTCATCGGTGCTAGGATTCTTTCGTATGACGAAGAGACGAGCATTGCGTGGTATCAGTGGCACAGACGTGCGGTGATGCCTCTAACGGTGCATGTGTATATTGATCTGATCAATGTTGTCGGCCCTGACAGTCAGTTGTGGTCTGTAGTCTACAAGGACGTTTACTACCAGGAAGGCGAGTACAACTTTATGAACTTCCGATTTGAGAATTTTCCTAATTTGCCACCAGGGGAGTATCGGCTTTTGGGCCTTCTGTGTTTCAAGACTGAACGTGGAGTGGCCAAGCAGTTGACGTTCGAGTTTGATCCCTATATCGTGGAGGAATAATGGACGAAAACATTGTGAAGAAACTCATCGGTGATGCCCTTAGTGGCATCGCGGGCGCGTGGAAAGTGAAGCTGGGGTCTCGCAAGTTCATCGCGTACATTGCTGCCAACGTTCTGCTGATGGTGGCTGGATTTGCGAAACTCGTATCATCAGATGATTTTGCTGGCATCTTCAAGATCGTCACAATCGGCTATTGGGGGACTCAGGGCGGCATCGACGCCATCAAAGAGCTTGGCAACATCCTGCAGAAGAAACGCAATGGAAACGGGGGGACTGTTATTGGGCAATAAACCTGCTATAATGTATCGAATCGTGGAGGAGGTGAACCGTGAAGATGTTAAGTTGGATACCTGACGCACTGAAACTGTTGGGGGCACTTGCGCCATTCATTCGGGGACTCATCGAGTCTTTTGAAAGTCCTGGCCTTGGGCCGGAGAAGAAACAAATGGTTCTGGAGGCCGTCAAGGAATCTCTTGATAAACTAGAAATTCCAGCGGTAGTTCAGACGTTCATCATGTGGTTTGCAGATTGGCTTATAGACCGGATTGTCGAGCAACTCAACAAGTCCGGAGTTTTCAAACATTCAAATTAGGAGGTGTAGTGTTATGAAGAAGGTACTAGGTGTTTTACTCGTTAGCATATTGGCGTTCTCGGCGATTGCTTTTGCCGGAGCTTACGCGGAATGGGAACAGTTTCTCATCCCTGAAACTGGACAGTATGCCCCGACTGGTAGGCTGACATTCGGCGGGATCTTATCGTTCAGCGAAACGATCCAATACGACTGCCCGAAGACGAATCCTTGCGGCGGCATACAACAGTTTGCACAGATCGGAGTTGCCCTAGATCTCTATGTAGGGTTCAACGACATCTGGGTTATCCCCAGCACACCGTTCGTCGGGATTGATATTGACGCACAATTCGGACTGGTGGACCTGGAGATTGGTTCCGAGATTGGATTTGGGACTGCATGGACTGGATGGCCGCTTGCTACCAGCACCATCGATTACTGGACAACGTCAATCGTACTTGTAGCTGATATCAACTACTGGTTGCAGTTCTCAGCTGGAACGGGATTAGACTGGGACGGATATGTATTCTTGCCCGCACCTTACATCAAAGTCCGTGTTGGCGATCGATAGCATGAACTTACGAAGCCCCCTCTACCGAGGGGGCTTTTTGTTAGGAGGTACCATGAAATTGATTAGGCTTGCAGTAATTGGAGTCATAGCAACTGCTGTGTTTGTGCTTGCTGGATGTTTCCCACTAACTGTTCCAATAGACGATCCAGTCCCACCCGTTCTCACCCTTCCGGTAGCGGCGTTTTCCTACTCCGCGCTAGAGAGTCCTATCCAGACAGATTCGTTAGTGAGCTTCAACGGATCAGCGTCTTACGACCCTGATGGAGAGATCATGTGGGGGCGCTGGGATTTTGATGATGGCACAACAGTCATTGAAGGCCAGTGGACGAAGATGGTTTCTAGATGGAAGAACGGCAAAGAAGTATGGGAGAAGGAGTCTGTCCGAAGAGAAGTGACTCATGCCTACGACACAATTGGAACCTATGCAGTCATGCTGACCGTATGGGACGGAGAAGGGAATCAATCATCGAAGACCCGCAACGTTCGTGTGAGAGAAGTTATTCCTTAGAGCGAGACATTGGAGGGAAATCATGAAGCTGAAACTGCTTGCTTTGCTTTGCTGTATGGCGGTCCTCGGAGGATGTTCTTTCTTCGACGACCCTATTGAACTTGTTGTAACTGCTGAGAGGCTGGCTGCTCACCCGCCAGCGACTATTGCTATCCGAGCCGACCTGCTTCCAGGTTGGCATTTTGTATTTAAGACAGATGTGAGAACGTTTGAGCCGGGGACCAATGAACAGACAATCACGTTCTATGTGTTGCCTGCTGTTGTGACCGTCACGGCATCCAAGGCTGGAGAAGTTGATAGAAAAGGAGAAGTGTTCATCGATCTGATAAACAGTCCGGTGAACATGGACGACAGGCCGTTCGTGGCCAGCTATGGGTATATTCAGGGGGGGACTCTCCCAAACGCATTTAAGAGCCTTCTCAGCCCATTACACGCCAGTCCTTCGGGAGATCACTTCCTCTCTCCGCTCTCTTACGAAGTGTTCCTCTGTGAACGAGATGAGGGAGAGCCGTTCTGGCCTGGGGACATCTCTCTTGACTGGGGATTCTACGATCCTGACGGCGATGACTGGAAGATCGTTGAGGTTGTGGCTTGGTATGAGGCCGCTGGAATCAACGGAGCCGACGCTGTGTTTGCGTCAGTCCCTTACAGAGGCGCAGGCTTCTACGAGTTCAAGGGCCATGACGATGCGTTCTTAATCATCCCAAGTTGGCCGAAGATCATCGACACAGAGACGTATCTGTACAAGGCTCCTCCGGGTGGAGTGCCGGGATATCCTAGCGTCTGTCATGAATATGATTGCAGCGTTGGTCCCTATCCTGAGCAAGACTACTTCGTGAAGATCACGACCGAGGACGTATTTGGGGCAAAGAATACCAAGACGTTCCAGTATCGGTTGCTGCCAACTGGGTGCTACTAATGCCAAAGAAGAAGCAAGAGAAATGGCAGTTGCTTCGTCACGATAATATCTCGTATGCGAACATCAAGCGGTCGCGGGTGCAAGGGTTGATCCTCGAAGGCCCGCTTGACAAGGTCGAGCTGATCCTGGCATGTCATGATGCCCTCACCTTCGCGGCAACGTATATGCCGGATGTTCAAGGCATCGCTTTGTTCCTCTGGACCGACCGCAAAAAGGTTGGCAAGGAGGAGGCAGTTGCTTCCGTACATTGGTGCCCTCATGGTCATTGGGAATGGCTTGGAGAGTATCCGGTGACAGACAACATATTTGAAGTGGAATTTGATCATCAGGGAGGCGATGAGTGATGCCGACATGGCTTTACAAGAAAGGATCATTTTGGTATCGCTTTTGGGAGAAGGTAGCTTTCCTTGGCGCTGGCCCTGACGATTGCTGGGAATGGAGAGGTGCGAAGGTGCCTCATGGATATGGAAAGATCGGAGTGGATGGGAAAATGCTAATAGCTAGCCGCGTTTCTTGGGAGCTTGCGAATTGGCCAATACCGGATGAATTGTGGGTTCTTCATCACTGTGACAATCCTGCTTGTGTGAATCCAAGACACCTTTTTCTTGGGGCACAAACAGATAATATGCGAGACATGGATATGAAGGGAAGGCGCAGCCCTAATGCTTGTGGGCGCGGTGAACGCAATGGGCACGCGAAACTTACCGAGCCGGATGTTCACAAAATTCGGCACCTACTAAAGGCTGGGCATACGCAAAGAAAGATTGCCAGTATATTTGGAGTAGCTCATACATCCATCGGCTATATCAGCACTGGCAAATGCTGGGGCTGGCTTACGGAGGCTTAATGGAAAAACTACTGATAGAAATGCCAGAAGAAGACGGCTTGCCGCAAATTCAACTTAATGGTAAAAACATTACTCAAAACGTTGCTGCGATCATAATAAAAATG